GGGCGTGATCTTGATCTCGACGTCAGTCTCGGAGGTCGTGACCTCGAGCACTCGGCATGTGGCCGAGACCGGGCGCACGCCGTCGACGTAGTTGAGCACGGTCGAGCGCTCGCCCGCGTCGAGGAGTCGGACGGTTCCGGAGCCGAGCTTGAGACACGCGAGATCGACCGTGCCCGCGCCGTTGCGGTTGGCGTACACATACGCGGTCGCGACATAGGCCGCGGCCTCGAGGCAAAATTCTTCATAGTCGTTTCGCGTGCCGCCGGCGGCCGGTTGCTGGATCCGGTCGAGGATGCGCGCCCGGAGGGCGTCGTCGTTTTCCTCGTCCTGACCATCCTCGAGCTCGAGCACGATGCGCGCATTGTCCTCGAGGTCGGTCGGCGTCGTCTGAAACTGGAGCTCTTGATCGACCTCGAGGTTTGTGACCGCGCCCGTCGAGGTCGCCGCAACGTCGACGTCGAGGTACCCGGCGGCCGGAATCGTACCGCTCGACCGCGTCTCGAATTCGAGCCCTGACGCCGCGTGGTAGAGCGGTTCATTGTTCGGTACCGAGGCGCCCGACGCGCCGAAAACCCTGAGCCCGGCGCTCTTGGCGCCGCCCGTTGCGCCGCGGCGGGTCACGCCGTAGATCACGCCGTGTCGCGTCAGGTATTCGCCCTCGGCAGTGTCAGGCATGACATCAAGCCCGACCTGATAGATGTGGTAATGCGTGTCGACGCAACCGAGCGCGGTCACGGATAGGCGTTTGTACAGGTCGGAGCGTTGCGAGAGATTCGCGTTGGGAAACCGCCCGCCCATGGCGGCGATCAAGAGGGCGCGCATCTCATCGAAGCTCGGGAGGTCAAATGGCATCGTCGATCATCCTCCGAATTCGGTCAGGGTAGATACCTCGATCGTGCCGCCCGCTTGCGTGTCGCGGCATGTGATCTTGAGCCCCCACCGGCCGCGGGCGTCGCGGTCGGTCTCAATCCTGACGTCAGTGATCACGCCCTCGCCGACGAGAACCTCGAGCGCGGCGCGCACGGCGTCGGCCTCGCCGTCGAGCTCTTTCTCGGTATTGCGCCGGCCGGCGAGCCCGCGAATCGAGCGGCCGGCGGTCACGTCGCCGATCCATTCGCCGAGCCGCCCGAGCACTTGATGGCGCACGGCCGGTTGTGCCGTCGCCGTCAGCTCGAACGCGCCCGCGCCATCGTCGATGTAATCGCCGTATTCGTCGAGCCGTAGATCATCGCCGGGCATGTCCGCAGCGTATCAGATACCGCCGGCGCCGAGTATCACTCGGCCTTGAGCACGGTCGTGTAACTGAACCCGGTCGCGGGCGGCAATGGTTCGGGCGCCGTCGGCGTTCCGGTTGCGGCGTGGGAATGCACGTGGTTCTCGAAATCGGTTTTCGTCACGAGCTGATCGGTCGTGCCACCGGGCGACCGCACGAGGATCTCGCTCCCGCTTTCGGCCTCGAGCTGGATCGCGCCGTCGGCCCGGATGATTACCCGGCTCTTGCCGGCGCCATTGAACACGACGATCTCGCCGGCGGCGATGTCGCCAAACTCCTCGACGTACGCTCGGCGCGCATCCTCGTCGCGGGTCGCAACGATCGTCGGATGGTCGGCCTTCGCGCCGACGTTCACGAGCACGCCCTCGGCGTCGCCCGCCGGCCGGGCATAGATGCCGACGCCCGGGAACACGTCGGCCGGCTCGTCGTCGTCGCCCTCGACGCCGTCGGGCGTTTCGTACCCTCGGATCGCCCATTGCCCGCCCGAGGTCGACGCGAAGATCACGCGGCGGGCGAGGTTCGCAAGCTCGAGCGCCGCTTGTGTCGTGCGGCGGCGAAAGTCGCGGGCGGTTCGTCTCATGGCGCGATCATAGCTGCAAGAGCGTTCCACGTGGAACGAGGCGAAGCTCTGTCGTTGTACCCTCGTCGCGCGATTGCCGGTACTCAACCGCGGTGACAAGCATGTCCGCTTTCGTTTTCGTATCCTCGTCGATGACTCGCGCCATCGTGTCGACCGTGAAGAGCGACGGCTCGACGCCCGCCGCGCGTTGCTGACTGTGACCGGGCGCGTTCACGACGACCTCGACCGCATTCGCGTCGCGCTCGAGCTTTTCGCGCTCGGCGCGCTCGAGGGCGTCGCGCGCGTTTTTGATCGAGTCGTCGGCAACGATCAGCGCCTTGCGCCGGCGAAAGCTGATTCCGGTTCCGTCGGTCGTGTTCTCGGGATTGTCGAACACGACCGCCATCCGCTTGCTGACGTTGGAGCCGTAGCTCGCGCCGGTTGCTTTCGACGCGCCGACCGCGGTGATCCGGCTGTATCGCTCGGCGTTGCTGTGCCTGATCCGGATCGCGCAGTTGGTCTCGTCGCGGTTCGTCGACTCGGCGCTCGCCTCGAAGAACATGTATTGCAGATCTTGATCGTAATTCGGGAGCCCGATAAAAAGCTCCTTGCCGTCGCCGGTGCTCCACGCCAAGAGGCGCGCCTCCCGGAGGAAACCCTCGAGCACGCCCCAACGGCTCGTGCCCGGTGGCACTTTTTTCTGGGCGGCGCGGCCGGTGTAGATCCCGGGATCGATGATCGGCGGGCGCTCGATCTTTCGCAGCTGCGTCGGGCCGACCGTGATCTCAGGGATCTCATACCCAAAGGTACCGGCGAGCGGCCGGAACGTTCCGACGATCGAGTTGAGCACCGGTTCCTGTACCTCTTTCGCCTTTCGGCTGCGCACGTTCCGGAGGAGCGACCGGTTGCGCGTATTGGTCAGGGTCACGCTCTCGAATATCGGATCGGCGTCGTCGCGAATCCCGACGATTCGCTCGGCAAGCTCGCGCAAGCGGAGCCCGCCATACTGGAACAAGGGCGAGCTCTCGTCGACGAGCCGGCCGGTTTTGTCGCGCCCGCTGATCTGGATCGTCGTGCCGCCACCGGGCTCCGACACTTTCTCGCGCTCGTCGATGTACCCGGTCAGGATCTTCGTGGAGTCGACGCAAACCGTGATCTCTTGATCAAGTGTGAGGAGCTCCCACGCCTCTTGCGTGAACCGGACCGACATCGTGAACGCGTCGGCCGGTTGCAGCATATCGACCGAGATCGTGTAGTCTTTCCAGCCCGGGATCCGGTGGCGGTCGGCGATCACATGGATTTCGTGCGTAGGGATCACGCGAATCGCCTCGGCTCAACGGTTCGCGAGTAGGCCGTCAGCTCGGTTCCGGCCGGAACGATCGACGGGTTGCGAATCGCCGGGTTCAATTCTCGGAGCTCGTCGAATCGGCGCTCGGCCTCGGCCGCGCCGTAGAACCTCGAGGCGATCACTCGCAACGGTAACGGCTCGGTCACGTTGATTTTTACGAGCCGGGTCGTCGTCGTCGTGAACGATTGCGCCGCCTTTTGCAGAGCGTATTGGAGCGACGTGTATTGCTTCATGACCGGATGGCGCGTCAGGTCGGTCGCGGCGTTGAGCGAGTCGAGCTCCGAGCTTAGGCGGTTGTTCAGCGTTGCCATTTCGAGCTGAACCTGACGCGCCGAGAGCTCGGGATCGGTTTCCCAGTTTTCCGCGGTCGTGATCGCCGAGAGTACATTCGTCGTGTCGGCGCCGATCGCCTCGAGCTCGGCCTCGGCCTGCAACGCGGTCGCGCGAACCGCTTGTGCGCCGACCCGCGTCTGACCGAGATCCTCGGGATCGAATACCGGATCGAGCCCGAGCTCCTCGGTAAAGGTCGCCGAGCACCAAATGGCGGGCGAGCCGTCGGCGTTGCCACGATGCGAGAAATCCGAAACCCGGGCGTTGATCGAGCCGAGATACGGATGGATCAAGAGCCGGCTCGTACCATCCTCGACGACGAGCTCGAAGGCCTCGAAGCGATCGAGGTAATCGCCGCCACCGGCCGCGACAAACCGGTTGTCGACAAACACAAACTCGAGCGACGCGACAAGAGGCTCGCGCCCCATATCCTCGAGTTGGGCGCCGTCGCGCTTCGGGAACCGGTGCGGTACGAGCGTGCGCCCATGGCTCGTGCTCGTCGAGATCACGTCGAGCTGAATGCCATCATACTCCGCGGTGTATGTGAATCCGCTCGCCATTAGTCACCCCCACGACGAGCCTTGCTCGCCTCGCTTTCCTCGCCGAGAACCTGACCCGAGACCGGGTTGACCCGAACCTGAATCGTCACGTTTTGCCCGCGGGCGCCGACGAGCCCGCCGCTCTTCGACTGCTCGATCGCAAACTTGAGCGCGGCCTCGAGCTCGTCGGCCGCGGCCGACTTTTGCCCCATTTGCATTCTCATCGCGGCGCGCTCGGTTGTCATTTTCTCGGCGGTCGCGAAAACCTTCGTACGGTCGATCTTTCCGGTCGATGAGATCAGGCCTTGTTCCTTTGCGGCGCGTAGCAGGTAGCGACCGGAGCGGCGCTCGCGCTCGTCGAGCTCGCCACCCTCGGCCGCGGCAACGCCGACGCGTTTCGCCTGGTCTCGGATGAAACCGGTTTTCTCGGCCTCGAGCTCTTTCTCGCCGATCGCGAGGTCGGCGATCGCGTCGGACACGCCGAGCCAGTTGTCGATCATCTGGCCAAACTTGTATGTGAGCACGCCGACCACGCCGAGGATTCCGGCCTTGCCCAGCAAGAGCCCGGCCTGACCGAGCGCCGCCGTGAACCCGCCCGCCGACGCGACGAGCCCGCCCATCGCGACGCCCATTTGCGTGAACATGCTGACGGTCGTCGCGAGCTTCATGCCTGCCCATAGCGCAATGTAGATGCCGGCATTGTCGATCATGTGCTCGAGCACGCCCGCGATCCGTTCCATCGCGCCCGCGAATTTCTCGATCCGCTCGGGCGTAAAGATCGCGAGCATTCGCTCCTTCATATCGTTGAGCGATTTATTCACTCGGAACACATGCGACGCTTGCCGTTTGTTGATGTCCTCTTGGAACGAGCTCCCCTTTTTTGCGGCCTCGTTGATCTCGCCGAGAACCTCTTTGTGCTCAATGAGGGCAAGGAGCGCCTCGCGAGCTTCTTTCTTTTTGCCGAATGCCTTGAGGTATTTTGCTGTGTCCTTCAGGATTCCACTGCTCTCGACGTCGTCGACGATGTCGTAGAGGTCGCGATAGTTGCCGGCCGCATCTTTCACGTGGATACCCGCCCGCCCGAGCTCGATTTCGCGAAGCGACAGAACCCCGAGGAGCCCGCTCAATCCGGTCCCGGCCTGCAAGCTCGAGCCAAAGCTCTTGCGAAGAACCTGCAACGTCGACGCCATTTCGACCGCGCCGATCTGGCCGCTGTCAGTGAACCGTTTGAATTGCGAGCTGACCTGCTGCAAAACGAGATTCATCTCGTTTAATGGCACCGAGGCATACTTGCCGGCGGTCACGACCGAGGCGAGCGCGGCCTCGAGATCCTCGGCCTTGTTCAGACCGAATGCGTTTTGGAGCGAGAACACGAGCCCGCCCATTTCCTCGATCGGCGAATTCGTGGCGAACGCCGCGCGGGCGAGGATCTCGAGCTTCTCGGCGCTCATGCCCGCCTGACCTTGCAGGTTCACGAGCCCCATCGTCGCTTGCGAGAGCTCGGTACCGCTCATCGCATACTCGCCCGAGAGCCGAGAGATCGTGGCGCGGAGTTGCTCCATTGTCTCGGCGGTCGCGCCCGATTGCACTTCGATGTCGAGGAGTATTCCCTCTTGCTCGTGCGCTTGCTTGCCGAGGCTCAAGAGCGCGGCGCCGCCGGCGAATGCGCCCATGGCGGCGACGGCTCCGGACATGGAGCTTTTGATCTTGCCCGCGATGCCGCGAAACGCGCGCCCGTACATTCCCTTTGTTTTGTTGAGGTCGCGACCGAGCCGACGGTTATCCGCTCGCATGACCGCTTTTGCTTCGACGGCTCCCGGCATGACTCTAGTCTCCCACTGCCGCGCTCCCGGCGGCAAGCTCGCGGCGCAAGCGGTCGCGCTCGGCGCGGGTCACAACCCGGAACGATTGCGACACGCCGCGCCTATCGCGTCGAGGCCTGGAACGGGCGCGCTCGACCTCGAAGGCCGCGCCCGTCATGGCGGCGTGCAACCGGATTTGCCAGTAGGTCAGCTCGCTGACCGGTCGGCCGTACCAATCACGTAAAGCGCTAGCGTGAGCGATGGCATAGCGGCAAGCCGCGGCGCGTCCTTTTTTTTTACGAGCTCGTCGATCTGGGTTACGAGCTCGTCGCCGAGCGCCTCGGGATCCGGGTCGCACTCTTGCTGTAACGACAGATACTCGGTCGTGACCGCGTTCCGCTCCTCGGGCGTCAGGAGCTTGCGGAGCTCGTCGGGCGACGCAAACCAGCGAGCCTCGCGATCGTCGGGCCGACGCATCGCCCGATAACAGATCTGCATGTTCAGCTCGCTGTGGAAATCGTCGGCCGTGTACAGGTTCAGTGGCACTTTCAGCGAGCTATCAAACCGGGCGTGCGCCGCCGCGTAGGCCTCTTGGAGCTCGTCGCAGTTCAGCGGTACCAAGAGAAACCGACCTTCGTCGCCCTCGGTTCCGGGCCACTGGCACGATCGAGAGTTTTGCGTACCGCGGCGCAGCTTTTCGAGCATTGCCGCGCCCGCGGATGCCTCGCGAATCGTTGCCAGCTTTGGCCGGGTTGCCATGGTCTACGGCTCTTGTACCGGCGAGAGACCCTCGACCGATACCTCTTGGCGCGCCTCGCCGTTTTCGTTGTAGGTATCGTTCACGTCGGAGACCTGGCAATCCTGGATCTGCTCGCGCGTTCCGTTGAGGCCTTTCTCGATCACGAGGGTGAACTCCTCGTCGGCCTTCCACGCCTGAACCCAGTCGACCTCGGGCGAGGTCAGCTCCGGAACGATCGTGAGCGATACCGAAACCTCCTCGGTCCCGGTCTGAAACGCGATCGGGCGGCGCGAGCGGTTCATGGTTTTGACCCGCGTTTTGCTCTTGGTCCGGTTGACCGTTGCCGCTTCGCAGGTCGCCAGCTCGATCGAGCCTTGAGGCCCATCGTAGTCGACGACGAGAATATCCTGAACTTGTCGGCTCATGTTGGCCCCCTGTTACTCCACGTAAAGCACGTGTTTGAAAACGATCTGATGCAGGTTCGGGATAATCGATTCCGGAACCGATATCACCGCGCGCGTTGCGACGACCGCGTCGGTTTCGACGATCAGCTCGGGAAAGTGCGAATCGACGTTTTGCACGACCTCGAGATCCTCGAGCGCCTTGAGCACGCGATACGCGGTCGAGCGCATTCGTTTCAGGACTTGCTCGCTCTTGTTCTTTCCTCTGAACTGTTGCGAGAACGTCGCATCGAGCTGACGCGTCGTGTACACGAGCCCGCGCATCGTCGCGAGGTCTTTCGCAAGCTCGTACGGGTTGCCACCCTCGGTCGTTTTCGTCGTGATCAGACGAACGATCTCGGTGCCGTCGCGCGCATCGTTGGGCGCAAGCGGAGTCGTGCCCGCCGCGAGCAGTGTTTCGATCTCGGTATCGGTGAACACTGCCGAGTCGGGCGGCGTGAAGAGTGGGAGCTCCTCATAGTCCCAATTGTAGTTCGGTTGCTCGCGCGCCGAGATGCCGCACGCAACCGCGGCGGCGATCTCACACGGGAGGCTCGGCGACTCCTCGTAACCTACGACGACGATCCGCTCCGAGTCGGCCGCGGCCGAGAGCGTGTTCGCGGCCGAGAGCGTTCCGTTCTCGCCGACGATCGCGAACCGCCATCGCTTCGCGGCCGGCGCCCACGCCGAGGCGAGATGCGTTCCGAGCGCGGTGATATCGGCGGTCGCGTGGTTCGAGATTGCAACGGCCTCATAGAACCGGGCGAGCGAATTCGCCAGAGCGGTTGCCGGGTCGACCGCGCCGACTCCGGTCACGCCCGCGGCAACGGCGACCGAGACCGCGGTCAGGCCGACATCCTCGACCGTGACGATCAGATCCTCGCCGTTGATTCCCTTGGTCGTGTACGTCAGCGTGACGACGTTGGTCGCGACCGACGCGGTGATCGGGAGGTTCGCGAGGTTCTCGTCGATCGTATCCTTGATCGCCGCCGCGATATCGTTTTGCAGGTCGCCCGAGCTGACTCCGGTGCGGAGCGTGC